TCCTGAATCAATTCCGCTTTTGCCAACTCATTTGCCATCGAATCTCTCCATCTTCACAGATTCTATATGAGAATTACACCAAGCCTCTATCTTAGATTCCTTACGAATCTCTATAGTTTTACCACACTTACTACATATCAATGTGACCCAAATAGTAGGCATTACTTTATATTCACTCCGGGAGGTGACCATACCCTCTCTAAATTACCAAAACAAGCAGAACATATGTAATTGAAATTCTCATACTCTTTTATAGTAAACCTCAAAACCCTTTTATCCCCACAATTTTTACATTTAAACGGGTATAGAGGCATTAATTGTTCCTCTTGAAAACCCTCTTGCCAAGAGTACGCCCTTTTCCTCTATATTTGAGAAGGTCATATTTCTTGCACCAATTATATATAGTCATCTCGGTAGTGCCGTTCTCCTTGGCTATATCGGCACAGTTTCTCTTTTTAGTAACATACTCCTGGTACAAATAATCATAATCTGTATATACCTTCAATGCCATCAATTTCACCTCACTATAATTATACCACTATAATTTACTTATAAACTCCACCATTTACTATTATTTCTGACCTTAACTTCTTAGCTTTACAGCTAGTACACCAATCAACTTGTAAATAATTATAATAATGTGCACAAAACCTTAAAACATAATTGTAAGCATGCAAATATAGTATGAAATGACGAATGGGCAACCATATACAATGAAACCAATAACATTAAATTATGCGGTACCAATTAAGGTAACAGAGATATTTGGAGAAAACGACAGTAATGAATTTATAATTCAAGGTGTAGCAATTACAAGCTCTATGACTGATAATGGACATTTATTTGTACCAGACGAATTAAGAACATCAGCAACGAGTTTAGTAAACAGACCACTTCTTAAAGACCATAATGATTCCGTAGATTCAATTGTAGGAAGAGTAGTAAAAGCGGAGTTTGACGAAGTGGGACAACATATAGCGTTTCAAGCAAAATTAAACGAAACACCACAAGGATTAGGAGTTAGAGAATTAATAAAATCTGGAGATTTAAACACAGTAAGTATTGGAGCAACAGTTAAATCTTTTGAAGAAGCAGAAGAAGGAATAATTCCAAGAGGTATTAAATTTAAAGAATTAAGTTTGGTAGCAACACCAGCAGACGACAACGCACAATTTATATTTAGAGGAAATACATTTGACTTAGCATTAAAGGCAGCATGGTCAGAAGTAAAAAACAAAAAAACAGAATATTTAGACTTATCACATTCATCTAAAAAAGACGAGATTCTCGTTGATGAAATAATTAAATTAGAGGATAACATGGAAAAAGACAAGACAACTGAGAAGTTAAAAACTGTATCAGAAAGTGACGAAGAAGAAAAAGAAGAAGAAAAAACAGAAGAATCTACAAAAGTCTTAGAGTTGAAAGAAGAAATTGATGCCGTTAAAGCAAAGCTTAACGCAACAAAGGACCTTTTAGCAGAAGTTCTTGGAGAGATTAAATCTCTTAAAGAATCAGACGAAGACGAAAAACCAGAGGAACCTGTTGAAGAAGTCACTGAAGAAGTTTCCGAAGAAGAACCTAAAGAAAAAGAAGAACCAGCAGAAGAACCTGTTGAGGAATCAGTTTCTGAAGATGAAGAAGAGGAAGATGCAGTTGAAGAAAACAGCAGTTATAAAGTAGTTCAAGGACATAGGTTCTTTTCCGTTGTTAAAAATAAATATAGATAATGGCAGGATTTGGAGCAGCCGGAAACGGTGGAGCAGTAGATATTATTTTTGACGGTGAAGTCCCAAGAAGTTTTACAGGTAAAGCTAGAGAAGTTTTATCTGGAGGTCAATTTGTGACAGTTTCTGGAGCAGCAAACGTTGTAGGAAGTGTAGCAAGCTTATTCAGTCCGGGAAGTATTACAGTAGCTTTAATTGGTGACACTGATTACGCAGTTGGAATCGCATTACACAATGCAGGTTCTAATGAAACAGTATCAGTAGCAACAAGAGGTATGTATATCGCAACAGCAGCAGACGCAGTCTCTGGTGGAGCACAAGTATATCCAATCAATGGAACAGTACAAGGTGTAGGTGTAGTACCAATAGGTATTAGTTACTCAGGAACAGCAGTAGGTAGAGCTATAACAGCAAGCGCATCTGGAACTAACAATTTCTGTCTAGTCAATTTCAACTTTTAAAATGGCATTTACAAAAATTAAGGAATATCTAAGTACAGATGATGGTGTAGCAGGTACACTATTAATACCTAAGTTGATTATGCCAACTTTAATCGAAGAAGTTGATAAGAATTTATTGGATAGAAGTTTAGCATCTTTTGTAATGGGTCCAGGTCAACTTTCTAATCATGGTGGAACTTTCGAGATAAATCTTGAAACAGAAAACACTGGAAGTATTAGAGAAGTTGGTGAAGGAGCAGAAATTCCATTAGACGCTCAAGATTATGAGACTGTAACCTTTACTTTTACAAAGTACGGAATGGCAGTTAGAATAACTAGAGAGATGATGGAAGATAGTCAATTTGAGTTACTCCAAAGAAATATTAGAATGGCAGGAAAGAGATTCGCTGAAAACGAGACAAACTTGGTTTTAGGAGCTCTTGATGGTGCTAATAGTTCAGTAGCAGGAGGAGCGGCAATTACTATTGCAAACGTTACAACAGCAATGCAAAACCTAGAAGATGAAGATTACTCACCTACAGATTTTGTTTGTGGAACAGAAGTTATTAATGACTTAAGAAACATTGATACTTTCGCAGAAGCAGATAAATGGGGTGACAGCACATCTATGAATAGAACAGGAATGGTAGGAAGAATATACGGACTTAATGTACATGTGTTTTCCCAGAATGCTGGTGGAAACGCTGTTAAGACAAGTTCATATGTTTTAGACAGAAGTGAAGCTTACGGTATCGCTATAAAAAGAGATATTACAGTGGAAAACTATACATTACCAACATATGATATGGATGGGGCAGTATTAACACAAAGGATAGATGTACAACTACTTAGGAACAAAGCTGTATCGAAGATAACAACATCATAAATTTTTTATTTTTTTATTTTATTTTTTTATATTAATAAAAAAGAGGATGTACAACCTCTTAAAAAAATCTACAATTAAATAGGAGAAACAAGAAGACAAATGATAGATGGATTAGGATTTGAAGAAGTGAATCAGTCAGGACTGAGTACAAACTTAGTTCAAACTGTATCTGGAGTCCATACGAGAGCAATAGCAGCAAATGTTATTGGAACAACAGATGTAAGCGGATTAGACGTGTTTGCAACAGGTTCTTTAGTAGCAGGAAGACTTAACGATGGTAATGGAGCACTATTACCAAGTTCAACAGGTAGTCCAGCAGTCTATGGAGCAATGATACAAGCAGGAAAGGCAGGACCTTTACTTGCAGCAACTGGTAGTGTTGTGTTTGGAAGACAATTTTCAAACCAAACATTTGTAGTTACAGTCACGCCAAGTGAATCAGGTACATTACCATGGTCAGTGGCAAGTGGTAATACTACATATACAGTTAGTGGAATCACAGTTAATGGTCAAAGTGGATTAAGCTTCCATTGGACAGCAGTAGGAGTTTAATCTTATATTTAAGGAGGTAAATATGTCAGCAACATTTGTAGTAGCAAACGTATCAGGAACCAGAGTAGGATTAACTGGAAGTCAAGCAGTACAATTGGTATTGTTATGTGGTATTTCAGGAAATGCAGTAGTTCCTTTAGCAACAATGTCAGATGGTACTTTACTAGTTAGCGGACCACAATAAAATGGCGAATAGTTTGAAAACTATTGGTTCGATTGCAACTCATTTAATAAATGTTTTTCCAGATTTACCCAGCACTATAAGTGGACAACTTGTTATTATTTCTGATAGTGCTAGACAACATGTAGAGAATTATACAGGAACTGAAATAGGAAGCAATAATATTTCTGACAAATTTCAACCTGCAATTTTAGATTTTGCGAAAGCAGACGTAGTAGATTTATATAACGCTCAAGCAGGTGGTGAAAGTATCAAATTAGCAGATTTAAGTATATCTGATACTGGAGAGGCAATAAGCGCCGAACAGTACAGAATATTAGCTGAAATGAAATTAAAAGTTTTACCACGGGAAGGAGTACAATTCCAACAAGCATTGAGCTAAATAAAAAATGGGTCTACTAAAAGAAAGATTAGCGGCAGGACTAACTAGAATAATTACACAAGCTGGAACACCCTTAAGAGTACAATATTTTACTTTAACAATAGGAAGTGTCTATGATGATGACGTAGGTTTAGCAAAAAGTGGTGGTGATTTATGGACAAGTGGAATAGTATTTCCTTTAAGTAATCAACCTGGACATAGTGATAGTATTTTATTAGAACAGGGAAAATTAATTAATTCTGATAGTAGATTATTTATTCATGGTAGTTTATTATTGACAGGAAGCGAACATATGATTAAAATAACAGTAGGTTCACCAAGTTCTAAAGATACAAATTATTCAATAGTAACTCCCGGACCAATTAAATACGAAGTAGCAAACACACCTATCTATAAGGTAGTGTATATTAGAAGAGTTGGAGGTACTGGTTCTTTATTTGGAGAGTAGTATTTTAAATTATATAATTTAAATCTCAATTTATATAAAGTAAGATTTTTATAAATTAATATATTTTAAGAAAAAATGGCAATAGGCGACGATTTTACGATAGACTATACTGATAAAAAAGTAACACATAGTTCAGGAACTGATGTTTATTCAGTTAATGCTTTATATTCTTACTTACAAGACACGTTTGATGAATTGAATCAAATGGATGATGAAGTACCTATGAGTGCTCAGACTCCAACAGAATATACTATGATTAATGGGTGGTTTATCGACGATACTTCTACACAATATTTAAACGGCGGAGCAATTAAAACAGATGGATATAGTGGAGAAATTCAAGTAATTCAATTAGCATCTGGATGGACAAACGCAGTAGCAGGAGATATTGGTAAACAAGTAAATAACGGCGGAGATATTGGTCCATTATTAGCATATAATAATACAACAGGTAAATGGTGGTGTAGGTCAACAACTACAGTTACTGATTTAGATTCTATGAGTATTACATCAGGTACAGGAGCAGGTACTGCAGATGGAGCAAGTGTTTCAGGAGAAGACTTATTTGCAAACGTTTATACTCTAGGTACAATTGAATCGACACCATCACCACAAATTTATATTTTTCAAAATGGAGCAGCAATTTCAGAGTGGAGTTCATTAAGCAATTGGGATAGAGGACAAATAGATGTTTTAATTAAAGTAAAAGAAGCAGACACGGAAATAGACAATGCTACAGTAACAGTTTTTGCAAGACAATACTTAGATTTATTTGACAATTTCGAAATTGATTTAACTGCAGGTGGTAGAAACGCAGTTCCACTTTCAACAGCAGATGATTTAGATAACACAACACCGGAAAAATATTTATTATATGATGGAGAACTAAATGGACCTTTCCAAGTAGGAGAAGTTATATTTGAAAGCACAGGAAGTTGGAGTGCAGAAGTAGTTAGTTTAGTAGATAATGGTACAACAGGATATTTAGGATTAGGCGGTATTAAGGGAGCAATTACAAATAATGATAACTTTTTAGGAAGCACAAGTACAGCATCAGGAACAGCAAATGGAACACCTGGAGCAATTGTTACAAGTTATGATATCGAAACATCAGCACCTACAACATTAGGACAAGTAATGACAGGAAGCCAAGCAAGTCAATTCAAAGGAGTATTAAGAGGAGTAAGTCCACTAGCGACAGACGGATTACTTGTTATGGACACAAATGGAGATTATCAAGCAGACAGTGAATATTACAACGAACCAATAAACAATGCAATAGTATCAGGAGCAAGTGATGGAGCAATTACATTAGACGGTGTAACATTAAGTAGAGGAGTAGCAGGATTTGATGATGTAGGAATTTGGTTTACAAACGGAAGTATTTGGGTAGAATCAGGAACTTATAATTCTTTAGCAGCAGGTATGAATGTATCAGGAAATACAAGTAATGCATTAGGTACGATATTATTAACAAATAATGGAAGTCCAAATGGAGCATATATGTTAGGAAATGTTTCAGGAACATGGCAAACAAACGAACAAATGGTTAATATTGACGGAGCAGAAGCAGGTTCCACAGTAAGCACATTAACTACAGTTCATACATTACCAAAAGCATTTGAACAGGCAACAAATAAAAATTACGATGTAGTAATAGAATGTAGAGGAAGAAATTTAACAGATGTTTATGAGTTCTTTAAATATACAAACAGAGAAGATTCAACATCCAAATTATATACCATGATGACAAGTGGTGGAACACTACAAGGAAACATTTTAGATGGAGAAGAATATATTAATACTTACACAGATTATGATACACCAGCAAATACATATACACCAAAGAAAGCAAGTCCTTTTGCAACATTCGCTGGTGGAAAGATGTTCGGTGCTCAAGGTGTATGGCTTGAAAACATGCACGCAGATGATGTTCAGGCATTTCAATTAATAGATTCAAATGGAGCAACTCAGAATCCACCAAATAAACAAAAGATAGAAGTAACTACTTTAGCATCAGGAGATAGAGTGGGAGTATTTATATCCGGAGATGATAGTGGAGTACATAAACAACAATATTACTCAGCAATAACAGGAAACGACAGTGGATTAGGATTCTTCTATGTAAGTGGAGCAATTTCAGTAGATACACCAAGTACAGGATTCGTTAGAGTAGTAGATGTTGGTTCAAATTCAGAGCAAAGATATGAATATAGTTCTTTCCAAAATGGAAGTGAATTTACATTATCAGGAGCAACCCAATTAAATAGAGACTATTTAAGTGGTGCAAGTCCATCTGGTTGGGATACAGCATATGTACCAATGATAGACCAAGAATCATCAGGAACAAGTATTTCTAAAACATTAATTTACACAGCAGATAGAGATATTATTCTTCGTGTAAGAAAGAAAGGAATTCTACCTTTTGAAACAACAAGTACATTTACAAGTACAGGAAGAAGTCTTGGTGCAACAAGAACCACAGATAGTATAGTGAGTTAATTCTAAAATGGCTGTTAGAAGCGATGTAACAGTCGATTGGCAATCTTCACCAAGAATAATTACGATAGGTTCGCCTTCAGTAGAAATAACAATTCAAGACTTAGTAGATACATCTAGAGAGTTAGAAGATGATTTTGATGGTTTAGATAATCCACATTTAGTTAATGCTGCGGGTAAAGAAGATTTAGGTGGTGGAGTTAACGTCGGTATCACTGCGAGTTTACAAAATGCAAGAGTAGCTTTCGAAGCAAGAGATGGACCAGATTATGTTCAATGTAATATCGCTGGTGGAAATTTAGTAGCAGTTAATTCAGGAGGGACAACAATGAATCCAATAGAGCCAACATCATATACACAAGTAATTAAAACATCTAGTTCATCTGCAACATTATCTAATTTAGAAATAGAAAATCTTCAAAGAATTATAGAATCCAACAGACAATCTCATGGTGGTTTTGGAGATGTATGGTATCTTAATCCGGTAGATGGAAATGATGGTAATGCTGGAACTTCAAGTACTAATCCTTTTAAAACTTTCTCAAAAGCACATGATACCGCAACAGCAAATGATATTATATTTTTACTACCTAAAGCCACAGGTTCAGAGACTCATTTACAGGAAAGAATGGTTATAACCAAAAACAATTTAAGTGTAAGGGGTCCAGGAGTATTCTTTCATATTCATCCATCTGGAAATAACCCAGGACATGTTGTAGATGTTCAAGCTCAAGGAGTAAGTTTACATGGCGTTTCAATTTATAGTGATGCAACATCTGGTCACGCAATAAATATGGTTGGAGATTATAATAGATTTGATAATATAATAATAGGAAGTGTAGTGGGAGATGGTTTTTATAGTGAAAATTGTTCTAATACAATGATAAATACTATGAAAATATATAAAACTGGTGGGTATGGAATTCATATAGTAAATTGTGAACATCTTGGAATAAATAATGTAGAAGTAGATAATCCAGGTTCAAGTTTATGTATAAATATAAGTGGAACAAGTACAGAAACAGATATAAATAATTGTTTGTGTGAAAATACAACAAATGGAATAGAAGTTGGTACATCTGCGAATACTATAAAAATAAGAGATAATAATCGATTTTTAAATGTTACAAATCCAATAATAGATAGTGGAACAAATACTCACGATGAATGGACTTCCAGACAAAATGATTTAAGTAATACTGTTTGGAAACAATCAATATCAGGTAATGCCACAACTGGTACTTATGGTGGACAATTAAATAAGAGTTTAACAACAGCTAAGTTTATAGCATTAAAATAATATGGCACACATACATGGAAGTGGAGTAGGAAATTGGGCTAATGTAGCAATAGTTACACCGGAAGGTAGATTATTAACAGAAGCATCTATTGTAGGAAGTATTCATATAGGTTCAGTAAGCGCAAATGTTGATTCTGTTTATATACAATCTGGAAATAATATACATCTTGGAAGTCCTTGGGAAATTGGAAGTTATCCAGTTCAAACAATAATAGGAAGTGTATATATTGATAATTTTAATACTTTAGGAAGTGAAAGAACAATAAGTGCTGGAAGTATTTATGTAGTAAGCAGTCCTGGAAGTATAGGAGTATATGGAAATTTAGGAGGTAGTCAAAGTTTTATATATGGAAAGTCTGGAGCAGATTGGTATCCATTAGCAGTAGAATCTGGAACAGAAGGAATACTAAGAACTACTGCAAGTGTTACAACAGGAAGTGAAGTTTACTCAAAGGACGACTATTTTTTAGAAATTGGAAAAGGTAACATAACAGGACATGATTTTATACATAAATTCGGACATAATGAAACAGTAGGAACATCATTTGAACCAATTTGGGATGAATCTATTGCATATATATATCCAAGTACTGCCACTACAATGACTGTATCGAGTGATGATGAGGGCGATGATTCAGCAGGAGTAGGAGCAAGAACACTTCAAGTATATGGTTTGGATAATGATTATGTAGAACAAAACGAAGTAATTAACATGAACGGTTCAACCGCAGTAACATTAGGAAGTGATTATTTAAGAATATATCGTGG